GAAATTATTGATCGCTATAGTCACATGAAAAGAGCATTAGGATATGAAGTAGAGAATCCATATGCAAACGATATTATGGTTGCTGATTACGATAATATTGGAATGCCAAGAGGTAAGTATAAAATCAGTGATCCAACACCTAAGCAAGCATTTAAAAACAAAAGCATACTACCAGAACGTCTAGTGAAAGAGTACCAAAGCAAGATAACATTCATTGATGAAAATTCTAGCCATCTAAAGAGAGAACGTGACATTACTATTCTTCATTGGAAACTATCAGGCATGAAAACGAAACACATTGCTGAATTAGAGGGGATTACGGATAGACAAATCAGAAATATACTACGAAAAATAGCTGAAACCATTTCCGATATTTCCGCAATTTCCGATATTTCCAATGTTTCGTGAGAGTTAAATAAAAATTGTATACTGGAGGGGGGGTCGGACAGGTAAATCTTTCTTTACTTGGTATTTATCAAAACCTAAATATTAGGGAAAGACAGACCGACGACCGACCTGCGCTTCGCAAACTTGTTCGGAGCAAGACATACACGGCCGGCCCATATTTTTTAAGAGATTAGGTATCTTAATTAATATAAAAGGCTAATAGTTGGTAATTATATCCATATCTTCGGTTGTATTGTATAATCAAAGTACAATATTTAAAAGGTGATGGTAAATTTGCTAACAATATTACAAATTCTATTTTCAATCATAGTAGTATCACTCTCAACTTACTCAATTATCACAGGTGATTATCAGTTGAGTTTCCTAGTGCTATTCTTCTTGGGATTAATGATTTTAGTTCTTGGAATAAAAGAATTTCAAAGAGAGAGAAAAGTTTCAGGTTGGTTCCATATTGGGGTATTTTTATTTTCAATATTTGTTTCAATTCAAATATTCTTTAAATGAAGGAGTGGTTACTATGTGAACTTCGTCCACTTTCCATAATTTCAGTCAAACTTACTACATCAACAAAGTGCACGGAAATGCACTATAAAACTAGAACACAATTCGTTACAAAATAACGTGGTGTCGCTCTACCACGAGTCGCAAGTGAGCTCTCTACAATAGGATTACCACAATATCAAAGCTTTCATCTTAGGGTGGGGGCTTTTTATTATGTATTCGAAAGGAGAAAAGAAATGAAACCACAAATTGAAAACAATTTTATGTACCACGCACCAAAAGAAGGGCAACCACAAAAGTATGAGGCTATTCGTGAAAAGGCGAAAGAGCTTGCTTACTTAATCGATGCAGAGTGTCCAAACAGCCGTGAGAAGTCTGTAGCTATGACTAACCTAGAAACTGCTGTAATGCGGGCTAACGCTTCAATTGCACGTAATTAAGAGCCCTTCACAGGGCTTTTTCTTTTGCTTTGAAAACTACATCAAACAGCCAAAACACTACGAGTTGAGAGGGCAGAGTTTGGTGTGGTTTTGAGAGCAAAAAGTTATTACATATATTTCATCTTCTGGTTTATCATTGGGTAGAAAGGAGGTGGGATTATGAATTTTGATACAAAATACTTAATAAGATGGGGTATTCCTGGCTGGGTTTTTATGATATTTGTTTGTCTTATGTATGTTGTGAGGGAATTTAAAGCATTGTCTGAAGCAGATCTTAACATAGGGAACGTAGTTAGCTTTGTAGTATTAATAGGTTTTGTTGGGGTTACAATCGGTTATCTAATGCATCAAGTTTACTTTTCTATCAATTGGAATGGTACAAACAACAAACAAAGAAGAGTAATTGATGATGCACTACTCCTTGTGAAGGATAAGGAAAGAATCCGAAAATATAAAAACCATACATGGGGAAAGAATTATCACGAAGACTACTATTTGTTTGAATTTCATTGGCATAGCTTCCTATTAAGTTTATGCATAGAAAAAAGAACGTATCTAGAAGACAGATATAGACATCTTTTATCTACAATACATGCTCTAGGAGCATTAAGAGCTGCTTTGTTGTCATCGTTAATAGTAAACTTTGTGATTGTATTACTAACTTTCAACAAAACAGAACCAGCACTAAGTTTTGTACTTCCAGGATTAATAATTTTATTAAACATATATTTATTATTTGTATCAGATAAAGGATTTAAATATTACAGTTCAAATTTAAATCATTTCCAAGGGTACTTTTTGGATAATCATTTTAGTGAAGTTGAAGTATCTACTAATGCGGAGACGGAGCTACCAGAAATAGATGAACAGGAAAATGAAGAATCAATCGAAGTTTAAAGGTCACGATATGTTTTCGTGCCTTTTTTATTTTACAAAGCAACTAGCATAATGGGGTGATGCCATTGGACATCGTAGTAACGATTCCTAAGAGTGAATATGTAAATGATGATAAAGAAACTGCTGTTTATGAACAAGGTGGATATGAACAGTTCTGGCAACTATCCAGACAACCTAAAAAGCTAAACATTGGTGATAGAGTGTATTTCGTAAAAAATGGATATATTGAGTCATCAATGAAAGTAATACAAATCGAAACAAAGGCGACTGCGTCATGTGAGGTAACTAATCGCACATGGAATGGTTGTCTTATTTTTATGGATGATTTAATGCAAGAACAATTAGAACAAGTAAGAGGCTTCCAAGGCTTCAGGTATAGGTGGTGGTGATTATGAGATATGGCTAGAGCGAGAGATCCGAATCGAGATAAAGCATTTGAAATTTATAAAGAACATAACGGTGATATCCCACTTAAAGATATTGCTGTACAACTCTGTAAAGGCGAAGGTACCGTCCGAGGGTGGAAAAATAAAGATAAGTGGGATGAAACATTGAATGGAACGCTCCAATCAAATGAACGGAACGTTCCAAATAAAGTTGGAGCCCCAAAAGGCAATGATAATGCTAAGGGAAACAGAGGTAATCCCAATCCGACACCTAAGTTTCCGAAACGCAACTCAATCGCAGAGAAACATGGCTTTTTCTCGAAGTTTCTACCAGAGGAAACACTTGAAATCATGGAAGCGATGAACGAGCGTTCTCCAGCCGATTTAATCTGGGACCAAATACAGATACAGTATGCTGCAATCATAAGGGCTCAAAGAATTATGCATGTTGAATCCAAAGACGAAATAATTAAGGAGCTCAAAAAGGCAAAATACGATTACTATCCGCGTTCAAAAGAGGATGGTGGAGGCGTAGAAAAGGCTGTAACAGAAGAAGAATATGAATTTCAATTCGCATGGGAACGACAGGCGCAACTACTCACTGCTCAATCGAGAGCAATTGGGGAGTTGCGTTCTTCTATTCGTCAGTTTGTTGAGATGGCTGATCAGGATGATGAGCGTAGGCTTAAACTGGAACAGATGCAACTTAACATCGATAAGACAAAAGCCGAAATCGAAAAACTTGATAAGAAGGATGACGGACCTATTGAGATTGTCATCAAACGAAAGGGTGAGGATTGATGGAGAAAGAAATTAATCCTCGATTTGACGATTTCCTTTTCGACTGGAGTTGCAAAACTCAACTTTTAGTCGGTGGGTATGGTTCTTCAAAATCCTATCATGTAGCCCTTAAAATACTTTTAAAATTACTTGAAGAAAAACGTACAGCTCTTGTCGTTCGTGAAGTTTACGATACACACAGAGATAGTACGTTTTCTTTATTTACTGAAATCATTGAGGATTTAGGTTTATCTGGCAAGATAAAGACTAGTTCATCACCTATGACTGTGAAGTTCCCGAATGGCTCTAAGATAATCTTTCGAGGAATGGATAAACCTGAAAAGCTAAAATCTATCAACAACATTTCTCTCATTTGGTTGGAGGAATGTAGTGAAATTAAATATGCAGGCTTTAAGGAATTGCTAGGCCGTTTACGACATCCAACGTTGGCCCTGTTTATTATCCTCTCTACCAATCCAGTATCAAAAGGGAATTGGGTGTATAAACATTTCTTTAAGAACGAGTTGGAAGACTATTTTGTCTTAAATGATGAGGAACTTTACAAGCTAAGAACCATCATAGTGAACAACACATATTATCACCACTCAACAGCAGATGATAATTTATTTTTGCCAGCAAGCTATATCGAACAACTTGATGAGATGGAGTTATATGATCCTGATCTTTATAGAATTGCACGTAAAGGGCGTTTCGGTGTCAATGGAGTATTAGTGCTTCCGCAGTTTGAGATAAAGCCTCATGACGAGGTAATGGCTGAAATAGCCAATATTAGAAAACCAATACGAAAAAACGGCATGGACTTTGGATTTGTTGATTCCTACAATGCTTTATTACGCATGGTTGTAGATCATGAGAATAAGTGGCTATACATCTACTGGGAGTATTACAAACGAGGCATGACCGACGATAAAACTGCCGATGAACTTGAGGAAGAAGGGCTCAAGAAATCAATTATTAAAGCTGATAATGCGGAGCCGAAAACAATTGCTTACTACAAGCAACGAGGCTTTCGTATGTTTGCTTGTAAGAAGCTAACGCGTATTGAGAACACAAAGAAGATGAAACGTTTCAAGCGTATCATTTGTTCAGATGCTTGTGTAAATACAATTCGAGAGTTGAAGGAGCTAACCTTCAAGAAAGATCCTAAAACAGATGAAATCTATGAAGACGAATTTAATATTGATCCACATACATTTTCGGCAATGTGGTATGGGCTGGATGATTACGATGTTGCCAGCGTGAAAGGGGTCAATTCAAAATAAGGGGGTG